GCAGAACCCGCAGCAGCGTGTAATAATTTTTTGGCTGATCCTGACATACTATTTTATCCCATTGCTTGTCCGGCAGTAAAGCCGTACCAAATTGTACCACCATCATTAGTTAAAAATACAAATACGTCAACTCCTGCATTTGATGAAGTTAATGTAGGTGCAGTTGCAGCCGGCCAATCAACTGTGTTGGGCCAAGTAATCGTTCTAGCTGAAGAATCTTGAACTATTTTTAATGTCCATATACACGCTTCAGTAGGAGGATTACTAAATGTAAAAGTAGTATTTTCAGTAAGAGTGTGTAAAAAATTTGTACCATCTCTTAAATTTACAGTAGTTGCATTAGAGGAAGAGGTTACAGTTACAGCTTCTTCATGTATACCACCTGTAAATCTTACAACATTATTAGCATCTGCTGATACAACCTTAGAAGCTGCTGTGCTTCCTAGTGTTGCTAAATCTAAATAGTTTAGCTCTGCTGTAGTTGCTGTAACCCCATCAAGGATATTAAGTTCAGCAGCAGTTGATGTTACCCCATCTAATATATTAAGTTCTGCTGTAGTACTTGTAACACCATCAAGGATATTAAGTTCAGTAGCAGTACTTGTAACACCATCAAGAATGTTAAGTTCAGCAGCAGTACTAGTTACATTAGTTCCTCCAATGTCTAAAGTAGTTACAGAAATTTCTCCTGCTACAGTAGCTATACCATCAGCTAATGTTATTAAATCAGTATCATCTGTGTGTCCTATAGTTGTACCATTAACAATAACATTATCAACTGTTAAAGTTGTTAAAGTTCCTAAACTAGTAATATTAGATTGTGCTGCTCCTGTAACTGTAGCTGCTGTGCCTGATACATTACCTGTAACATCTCCTGTTAATGGCCCTGCAAAAGCATCTGCTGTGACTGTTCCATCAAAAAAAGCATCTTTAAATTCATTATCAGATTTACCAAGATCAATAATATTATCAGAACCGGGATACAATGCACCGTCTTCTAAAATTAATTGTTTTTCATTTCCTGCATAAAAGTTAATTTTATCAGCATCTTCAAAATCTATTTTTGTTTGATCGTCTTCACCAATCTTTATATCAGTTGCAAGTAATGAAGTGATTCCTGTTTGTGCTGCGTCTACTGTAAAAGTTAAATCATACGGATCACCATCTGTACCATTATCCGTATCTGTCCAGTTTGTAGTTATTCCTGAACCAATAAATTTTACTTCTTTAGCATTAGAAACAGTAACTTCTGTACCATCATCATCTTCAAGAACAAACTCTGTACTGTCAACCTGAGAGTCTACATAAGCTTTAATAGATTGTTGTGTGGCTAATTTAGTTGCTGAATCAGAAGCCATGTTATCTTCATCAAGAACTGCTGAACCACTTACTCCAGTATTTAAAACAGGACTTGTTAGTGTTTTATTTGTAAGAGTATCAGTAGTTGCTTTACCTACTAAAGTGTCTGTAGATGGAGGTAGAGTTAGTGTTACGTTACCACTATAATCACTATGCGCTGCTGATTGTAGTTGTGTATAGTGAGCATTAGAAGATTCACAATAAAACTTAACATTAGATACTGAACCTGCATTTTTTAATACAATTTCTCCAGATTGAATATCTACATTACCATCTAATCTAACTACACCTGTTCCATTTGGAGTTAAAGCAATATTACCATTTGATGTAGAAGTTAAAGCATTTCCATTAACATCTAAGTCACCACCTAGTTGTGGTGTAGAATCATCTGCTACATTTGAAATAGCTCCTGATGAAGCTAGTCCTGAAACCAATGTGCTTCTTGCAATTTTCTTTAATCCACCACCAGAAGTATCTACTGCAAGTAATACATCATCATTAGCTACTGTAGATATTTCTGACAAATCTCCTACTGCTGTAGGATTAAAATTAGTACCGTCTGCTATTAGTAAATGTCCAGATGTATTAGTACCCATCGTAAGATCATCACCACTAATAGTAAGATCACCAGAAAGAGTAAGATTTCTTATACCTGTATAATCTTTATTAGAATCTAATACAACTGCTTTAGAAGCTACGGCTGTTCCTACTGCGGTGCTACCTAAGTCTAAATAATTTAATTCTCCTACAACTGCGGTAACACCATCTAAAGTGTTAAGCTCTGCTGCTGTACTCGTTACTCCATCAAGAATATTAAGTTCTGCTGCGGTGCTTGTAACACCATCAAGTATATTAAGTTCTGCTGTGGTAGCTGTTACACCATCAAGAAGATTTAATTCTGCTGTAGTACTAGTTACACCATCTAAAATGTTTAGCTCGGCTGTGCTTGAAGTAACTCCATCAAGTATATTTAATTCTGTTGCTGTAGATGTTACTCCATCAAGGATATTAAGTTCTGCTGTAGTTACAGTAACTCCATCCATTATGTTAAGTTCTGAAGCTGTAGCAGTTACTCCATCTAATATATTTATTTCTGCTGCTGTTGCACTAATAGCTGTGCCATTAAAATTTATAGCATCTAAATATGCTGTACCATCAATATATAAATCACGCCATTCTTGACTAGAAGAACCTAAATCATAAGCACTATCTGTATTAGGAATAATATTACTGTTTACATCTGCACCAAATACAACATTGTCATCTGCTGCATCTCCTAAAGTAAGAGTACCTCCATTAAAAGTTGTAGTGCCTGTTACCGTAAGATTCCCACCAACAGATACATTACCTGTAGTTGTAATACTATCTATATAAGCATCTTTAAAATATTTACTTGATGTTCCTAAATCTAAGTCACTATCAGCATTGGGTACTAACGCTCCATCTTGTAATACCATTTGTTTTGCAGCAGCACTAGAAACTTCTACATAGAACTCCCAAGTATTACTAGTAGTAAGAATTTTATTTAAAAAATCTTGATCACCAATAGTATGTATATTGCCGCCTTCCCCGGCAGTACCATCGTGTTGATGACCTGTAGTACTACTAGAAGCATATGAAAAAGCAGTTAGTAGTCTATTAAATTCATCATTAAATAAAGCGGCAGTTATAGTATCTCCATCTGCCATTGAACTTTGTCTTACATAACTTGTACCCATTATTATCTCCTACCGGAAGGTCTATAGTCTACATAGAAACCATTTATTGAATAAGGTGCATTAGTATCCTGACTAAATATTTTAAAGGCTATATTATGTCCACTTCCTTGTACTGCCTGTCTTGCCATAGGATCACTTGAAGCTCCAAATACTGCTGTATTAAAAGTTGAATCTCCAAAAACTGCCGGAGTTGGTATTGAATCTAAAGTATAGTTTAGAGGCTGTGGTCTATTAGTATCATCAAAATCATATGTTATCTTTAATGTAGGCTGTACTGTTCCTTCAGGTGTAAAAGATATTTTTGTATAATGTAGTGTTTTTAATGTTCCTGCATCTCCAAAATCTAAATTAGGTGTCTTATATCTTGCATCTATATTTGTTTCTGTTCCTGCTGGATTAAAAGAATTACCTGTATTATGGTTATAAACATAGCCATCTTTATCACCATGATAAATTTGTTCTACACTATCATTATCAAAACCTGATGTAAAACCATGAGCTTGTATTCCTATTGTTTCAGACCACTCAAAACCTTGTGGTGTTATTGTTCCTATGATTCCTTTTGCTGTAGTAGTAGAGGCTGAACTTGCACTATAAAATAATCTATATTGAGACTTACTTCTTAATACTGCACTAGATATAACTAAAGAACCTATGTTAGAAGCTAAAGAAGCTACAATAGATTGTATTTGTCTTGATACTGAACTTAACTCTACGTCACCAATACGAGCCGTACCTGCAACTAAACGAAATCCATCAGGACTTAAAAATATAAGATCGCCACCAATTTCTTGAATACTATTACCGTCTAAACAACCTACGTTTTTAGTTATAGGTGTAATAGCTATAGAATTTGAATCATTTATATTTACTAATTTATAAATACTGTTTTTACAAAATATAATTAAATCGCCACGGAAACTTTTTAGTCCTACTACTTGATCATCTAATGCAATACTTCCAGAACCCGTTGAAGTAAAATCATTTATATCACTTGTGCCACTATAGAATATAGTATTAGGTGCTGTAGCTGCTCCTGCAACTACTAAGTGTTTATCATGTATAGTACAAAACTTTGGATAGTGTGTACCGCTTACTGTAATTTCTTCATAAAAATAAGTTCTATCTGACAAGTTACCTGTGCCTGTCATTTTAAATAAAGCAGGTTTTACACCAGAACCTATATCAGTTATTACTACTTCACCATAAGTAGTATTTCCTTCAAATAATGTAAAGTTTGCATACGATTGACTTGTTCTAGCTGCTGTGCTTCTTCCTGTAAATGTAGAGTAATTATCTCCTGACCCACTTACACTAGAACGATTTATTTGTAGCCAACTTGTACCATCTAAACTAAAATAAAGATTAGTACCTGATGCTGCAATAACACCATCGGCATAAACAAAAAGTCCTAATATTGCATTAGAACCATTAGGTCTTGCTGCACTACTACCACCATAAAGTGTATAACCATTTATTCTTCTGTAACCGCCATCAGGATCAACTTCAAAGTTTTGTAGCTCTGTAGCAAATCCCGGTTGCTGTAACATTTGAAACTGGTTAAGATTAGTGTTTAGACCGCCTTGACATGATAAACCAAATGCTTGCATAGTTAATCAAACCTAACTCTGTCATCAGAAATAAATGTTGG